GAACGCACTCAAAGAGCTTTAATCACTTTCTGTGCAATAGCTAAAGTAAATAATGAGCAGTATACTAACTTTCTAGGTATGTTCAAACATACTGAAAAGCAAAAGTTTAACGATTTAATCAGAGCATCTGAGTCTTTTGTTAAAACTATCAACGCTAATTTAGATGAGCAAAGTTTAAAAGCAGTTGAAGATATGGAGGAATATTTACATCAAATGATTTTCGATTTAATTGAAGGTAAAGAGTTTGTAACTAAAAACTAAATTTAAACCGTTTTAGATTATGTTTAAATTAACTTTATTTGTCTATCTTATACTTTATATCACTTTTAAATTATTTATCAATACAATAGCTTTTTTAATTATTTTTTATTTTATTGTTATTTTGATAGATTATTGTTTATATTTGTAAACTATATGAATAAACAAACCATTATTAACATCATCGTTAATCATAAACCTTACGCTAATTATTGTAAGAAATTATGCTTTGATAGAGATATTCATAATGATTTATATCAGGAGTTCTTTTTAGTTATTGCAGATAAATCTGAAGAGATATTAATAAATGCTTTTAATAATAATCTTTTAGAGTCTTATTGTTTATCTATCATTTATAATCTTAACCTACAAAGACATAGGTTTATGAAAGTAAAAGGTAATGATAATCCTTTACTTGAACATTGCAACTATACTACCGAGTTAAGTCGTCACTTAATTGAAGATAGTTATAATCATTCAATTGATGATAATTACAATAGAGTGATGGAGTTTATTAAAACAAATGAGCAAGTTAAACAATCAGATGTATTTGTATTATTTGAAAGCCTTGATAATCAGATTAAACAAATAGCTAAAGATACCGATATATCATACAGTACATTAAGACAAGGACGTAAAAGATTAATTAATAATATAAAACAAAATGTTAGAATTTGAAAAAGTATTAGTAGATAATAAAGATTATATCTACGCAGTTGCTAGGTTAGGATTAAGCCCTGATAAATCATCTTCAATAGTTCAATCTATTTTAGAGGCTTATAAGAATATTGATAGCACTATCTTTGATATGGCTATTTGTAATACTTGTTTACGAGCTTATGAGAATAGCTTTAAAACTATATTAGCTTATTGCGACTCTGTTAATTGGTTCGTAGAATTACCTAAAGCTAAAAGTAAATAACTATGTTTGAGGCAGACTTTGAAACAACTGAACAGCTAACTAAAAGACAGCAAAATAATTATATTAACCTTTGCGAAGAGAACCTAAAACGTAACTATAACGATTATAAAGTGTTATCAAAGATAAAATTAAAAGGCAATGAGACATTTAAAATCAAAATCCTATTTCAATCATCGGGTAAAATTTGATGAGGTTTATAGAATTAATATCTTTAAATCTAAAATATTAAATAAAACAGTTATATTTGTAATGAATTAAAAACAATTAAAATCCTATCACACATGAAAAAACTATTAATCCTACCGTTATTCTTATTCGCTTGTAATAAGAAAACTAATGTACAACCTACAACAACTACTCAACCTATTGTAGTAGCTCCAACTTCTAAACACGTTGAGTTATTTATTACTTATGGTTCAGTCAATAACTTCTGTTCTGTTAAATGGTCTTTTGATCCTAACATTGATTCAAGTTATTCAACTAATAATACAGTAAATAGATATATTTCTAACTATACTACTTCTGATTCTATTCTAGTTTATACTAGCTCTCATTTAGTTAATGCTACATCAAATACAGTATTAGTTCAAGTTGATGGAGTAGTAAGATACCAATGGACTGGAGTAAATATTGATAAAACTATTAAGATTAACTAATGGCAAAGCATAAGTATATTGAAACTCCTGAAGAGTTATCTAAGTATTTTGAATTATATAAAACAGAATGTAAATCTAATCCTAGAAAAAAACACGTATTTGTAGGCAAAGATGGTACAAGTGATTATGAGTTATTAGAACGACCTTTAACTATGGAAGGATTTAGAGCTTATTGCTTTGCTAAAGTAGGCTGTGTTAAGCATTATTTTGATAATACAGATAATAGATACGATGAATATAGTACTATCTGTCGCGCGATAAAGGATATGATTAGGCTAGACCAAATAGAGGGCGGAATGGTTGGACAATACAACCCATCAATCACACAGCGTTTAAATGGTTTAGTTGAAAAGACTGATAATAAAAATGATAATGTTAACATCAATAAAAATATTACTGTTGAAGTTATGAAGTCAGATACTAACTTATCAAATAGCGAAAAGGATATTAATTTAGATTAGTGTTTAAAGCAAGTGTATTATACGAGGCTAATTATAATGCTACCGAAGATATAATTGTTAATCAAGGTGGCTCAAGTAGTGGTAAAACTTATTCTATACTTCAAGTATTATTTACTAAAGCTGTAAGTGATTATAATGTAATTACAGTTGTAGGTGAGTCTATCCCTAACTTAAAATCTGGTGCATTAAGAGATGCCTTAGATATTTATAATAGCAGTCCTATTCTCAAATCTCTTATATCTGATTATAACCGTACAGATAGAATATTTCAATTTTCTAATGGCTCTATAATGGAGTTTAAAAGCTATGAGAATCCACAAGGTGCAAAGAGTGGTAAACGTGATTATCTATTTGTCAACGAAGCTCAAGGTATTTCTAAAGAGGTTTTTAATGAATTGCATATAAGGACCAAGAAACAAACATTCATCGACTACAATCCGAATGCTGAGTTTTGGGTACATGAAGATATTATAGGCACTCCGAATACTAAACTATTTATATCAGATCATAGACATAATCCATTTGTACCTCAAAAGATTAGAGATAAGATTGAGGCATTGAGATATAAAGACATGGAACTATTTAAAGTTTACGCTAGGGGATTAACAGGTAAAATAGAGGGCTTAGTCTTTAGAAACTTTGATATAGTTAATGAGATACCTAAAGATGCTGAAGTACTAGGTTTAGGTATAGATTGGGGTTTTACAAATGATCCTACAACTTTATTAAAAGCATATCGATACAATGGCGAGTTATACATTGATGAGTTAATCTATCAAACAGGATTAACCAATAGTGACATTATATCTAAACTTAATCAATTAGGTATTAATAGACGAGATACTATTGTTGCTGATAGTGCAGAGCCTAAAAGTATAACAGACTTACAAAGGGCAGGTTTTAATGTTCAAGGTGCTAATAAAGGAGCTGATAGTATCATCAACTCTATTGATACTTTAAAACAGTTTAAAATCAATTTAACAAGGAATAGTACTAATACCATTAAAGAGTTTAGAAGTTATAAATGGGCTACTGATTCAAGTGGTAAGACTATCAATAAGCCTGTTGACTTTAACAATCATAGTATTGATGCGATTAGGTATATTGCCTTAAATCTTATCAATAAAACTAGTAGAATTATACTAGATTAATATGTCACTTTTAACTTAAAAGTTATTATGTGTATATGAAATTACCTTATTCTTTTGAAGATATGACTTTAAGCCAGTTCATGCAATTACATGAATTAGAGCAAGATAAAGGTATTGATATACTAGATAGACAATTAAAGAAACTATCTATCTTATCAGGTAAGTCAGTAGAATACCTTGAAACTTTAGACATTAAGTTAATTAAAGACTATTTAGCTAAGGTATCTTATACTTCTAATGCTCCAACTGAAATGAGAGTAGTCCCTAGATTTAGAGTTAAAGGTATGTTATTAAAACCTACCATGTCACTGCAAGAAATGAAAGTTAATCAATTAGTAGACTTTTATAGCTTATTAAAAGCAAGTGACGGTAAATATATTCAATCAGCAAATAAGTTATTAGCTGTAATGTTTAAACCGCTGAAGTTATTTAAAGAGTCGGTTTACAGTCCTGAGAGCCACGCCAAAATAAGCGAACTATTGTTAAGTGCAAAGGTGGGGGATTGCTTAGGACTGCTTTTTTTTTATTTAAACTTTTGGAACAAATGCGCTCCGATTATGAGCCGTTATTTGGAGAACAACAACAAAGTAATAGCGGAAATAATGAACGAGATAATGAACGACAAAGAATTCATGGATTCCTTGAACAATGGGGGTGGGAATATAACATCGACCAATGTGCAGAAAGTGAACGAGTAGGGTGGGAATATATTTATATTAATTGGAATGTAATAGAGTTCTTAAATAGATTGAGTTACTTAAAAGATAAAGGTAAATTTTTAATAGCGATTAATGGGTCTTAGTGAAAATATAAAAATATTATTAGATGAGTTCGCTGAATTTACTAAGAATGAAGTGAGGAAGTCAGCTCGTGAAAAGGGTATTACTTTTGGAGGTCAGGATAGTAGAATGTTAAGTGATAGAAACTTTGTCACTAAATATACCACTACTTCAACTTCTCTAAAATTAACTATTGAAATTATACCTGAATATGCTAGAGTAGTAGATGAGGGTAGAAGTGCTGGTAAGACTCCGCCAATAGAACCTATTAAGAATTGGATCAAGCGTAAAGGTATATTGAAAAGTGAACGACCTAGTATAACTAAAGGCACTAAGAAAGTTAAAACTAATAAACCTAAACCATCTTTTGAAAAGAGATTGACTTCTATGGCTTATGCTATTGCTAAAAACATAGGTAAGAATGGAACGATTAAAAGATTCAATTATAAGGGCAGTAACTTTTGGACTGATGTAGTAGGTAGGAATGGAGATAACGCAAGCGCAGGAATGAATGAGGCTTATAATCAATTAAAAACAAATCTATTTGAAGAGCTTAAAAAAGAAGTACAAATAGAATTAATTAGTAAATAATGGCATTAACAATATATCAAGAACCACAAGATTATACTCCTGCTTATAATGAGCAGACTATACTTGCTTTGTCTAATCAAATAGCTATTGCAGATTTTAAGTATGTAGTAACTGTTCAAGTTAACGGTGGAACTATTTATACTTATAATGTATTACAACGACCTGATGGATATTTAGTGTTTGATGCTATGGAAATAGTAAAAAACTATATCACTAGAGATTACTTCGACACTACTACTTATGTAGGTTTAGCAACTGGTAAAAGTGCTTCAGTTGTAGTTACAGTTAAAGAGTATTATAGTGGTGCTATTCATGGCACTCATGTAACTAGCTACATAGCTTATGATGCTTGTTTTGATGATTATGATTTTAGACAGTATAGTTATGCAAGTTACGTTTCAGACTCTTCAACAGCTCGTTTATTAAGTCCTCAAACAACTGAATTTAACTATCCTGAATTAAAGATTGATGTTAAGAATGATGTTTGGATTCACTTCTTTAATTACTACTATGATAGTATAGATATTAATGTTTACGATAGTACTTCTACTTTATTAGGTGGGTTTAGTATAGGATTAACGCCTGATATTAATATGTGGTATGCTAATATTGGTTATACTACTTTGCAGCGTTTTGGTTATACTCCACAAGATGGATATACTATTGAAATTGACTTTATAACTGGTACTACTTCATACTTAAGTACTTCATTAACTTTCTATGATTTATGTACTAGACATAAAAAATACGCCATCCAATATTTAAAACGTAATGGTAATATAAATGTATTTAACTTTGAGTTTTTAAGCCAAGAAACAATTAATAAAAAAGTTAATAATGTTAGGTTAAATCCTAAAAGATTAATGGTTGGACCATCTTATGGTTCTAATAATTGGGATAGAGAGGTTAATACAGTTAGTACATTAACGACTAAGCAAATTACTTTAAATACTAATTGGATAACTGAAAGTCAATCAGACCAATTACAAGAGTTATTTGATAGCCCTATTGTTTGGTTATGCTACAATGCTGAATATATCCCTGTATCAATTACAGATACTTCATACAAGATTAATAAAACGGTTAACGATAAGCTATTTAATTATACAATAGTTTGCGAATACAATCTGCAAGAAACTAGACAAAGAGCAATATAATGGTAAGAACTAGACTAGAAATAAGCAGTACCTCTCAACCATTCGCAAAAGATATACCTGTATCTATTGACTTTGTTTTAGCAGATGTTAGAGAGCCTGATAAACGTAATGCTTCATTTAGTAAGACTATTGAACTATATGCTACTAATGAAATTAACAAACTATTTGAGAATATATTTGAAGTAAATATAGCTACTCAGTATTTCAATAAGAATAAGAAAACAGCTGTTAAATACTTTGTCGATGAGATATTAAACTTTGAGGGTAACTTACAACTAATTAAGATTAAACTTAATCCTGATAACTTAATCGTTTATGAATGTTCAATAGTTGGAGAGAGTGGTAATTTGTTTATTGATATAGGAGATAAGTATATTATTGGTAATGCTGATAGTACTGAAGATTTAGACTTTAGTGCTTATGACCATACATTTAATGGTACAACTCAAAGGTATAAAAATACTCATAATGTAGGAACTGGAACGGATTGCGTTTATCCATTTATAGATAAAGGTAGTAATGGAGGTAGTGATACTGTATTTAGAGTTGAGGACTTTATGCCTTGCTTTAGTGCTTATGAGTACATTAAAAAGATTATTGAAAAGACAGGGCGTACATTTACCTCAACAACTTTAAATACAACTGATTTTAAAAATATCATTGTTTATCCTAACTTACAAAGTATATCGTTAAGTACTACACAATTAGCAAATAGACAATTTAATGTTGGATTAAGTGCTGATATTACGGTAACAAATAACATTGCAGCAGTTGCTATTAATCATACAAATACCTCAACAGGTGGTTATTTTGATATAGGTGGCCAATCAGTAGGAACAACCGTTACTTTAAATAATGGAGGTTATTACAACTTTGCAGCTCTTAACTATTATAGCTTAACTTTTACACATACCGATGTCAGTGTAACCTATGCTGTATTCACAAATACTCAAGTTTATGTTGGTATTGATAAGTCAAGTAATGGTGGTGTATCTTATTTTCCATTAACAAATGATAACAGATTATGGAATAATACCTTAGTTAATCAGTTTAATAAAGGCACGGCTTATTATTTCAATAACTCAGTTGCAAGTGGTTCTGCTTACTTTTCAGGTGGTGATAAGTTTCAGCAAACATTAATAGTTACACAAGGTACAGTTCAATACTACAACGCATCTAATGTATTAGTCACAACAGGAACAGGAACAATTACTTATAAGTTAATTAGTGGAACTGCAAAAACTTCATTCTATGCTTTAGCAAGTGATAAGACTTTAACAGCAGGTAACACCATCGAAGTTAACAACGCATTGCCTATTAAGATTAAGCAAAAGGACTTTTTTAAATCAATTATTCAAGCCTTTAATCTTTATGTAGATATTGATAAGAATGATAAAAATAATGTTATTATTGAAACTTACGATGAGTTTTATAATAGTGCCATTATTAATTACGAGAATAGAACGGATTTAGATAAAGAGCAATCAATTAATCCTAATTTATTAGAGGGTAAACGATATATCTATACTTATAAAGAAGATGGGGATTATTGGAATACTTTATATAAAACTAATTGGAATGAAGTATTTGGTACAGAAACTCAGATAATAGATAATGACTTTATTAAGAGTGATAAAAAGAATGAGTTAATATTTAGTGCAACTCCAAACGTAGCTAACTATGGTTTAGGAATAGCACACCCTCGTATCTATAAACAAGAACAATCAGGCGGTGTAGTTGCTATTAAGCCTATCACTCCAAACATTCGTTTATTGTATTGTGGAGGTATTAAACAAACTATTAACGCTTATACCTACAAAGATAGTTCAGCTAGTGATATAGTTACTAATGATTATTTATATGCTGGGCATACTGATGATTGGGCTAATCCAACAATAGATTTAAACTTCGGTTTACCAAAGGAAGTATTCTATACTTATCCTAATGCTTACTTTACTACAAATAATCTATTTAATGCCTATCATAAAAACTACCTAAACAATATAGTTGATAAGGATAGTAAGTTTGTGACTAAGTATTTATGGCTTAATTCAAAGGACATCAATGAGTTTAATTTTAGACATAGATGGTTTATTGATGGTGCTTATTATGTAGTTAATAAGATAGTAAACTACAACCCATTAAATGAAACCTCAACGCAAGTAGAGTTAATCAAGTTACTTGAAACTAATGTATTTACTCCATCAACAATAAGTATTAAAGATACTGCTATTCAAGCTGGTATTAAAAATGAGGCTATGAGATTAAATAGTGCTTTGAATTTAGGCACAGGCATATCAAATAGAGCTGCTAATTCATTGGCCATAGGTAACAATATCGTTATTCCTGAAAGTGCATCTAATGTAATGATAATGGGTAATAATATTACCGTAGCTGAGAATGCTACAAATTTCACTTATAATAATGGTGCAATAACTACAACGGTAATAGGTGATAGTAAGAATGTTAAATTAGTAACTGCTAACTATAATATAAAGGCTTATGACGATACTATTTTAGCAAATGCAACAAGTGGCAATATAACAGTTACTCTAATGTATAGTTTATCATCTTATCTATTAGCTAATGTTTCAGTAAATGTAAATGGTATTAATATTAGTTCTAATATAACTAAAGTAATTACGATAATGAAAACAGATAGTAGTGTTAATACAGTCACTATTGATGGTTATGGTGTCAATATTAATGGAAGTGCTACCAAAGTATTAAGCACTCAATACGACTCTGCGACTTTACAATATGACGGTGCTAATTGGGTAATATTAAAATAAACAATGGAAGATTTATATACTAAAATAGAAGATTCATTCAACGCATTATTAATGCTAAGTGAACTATACAAGTCAGGTAATGCTGATATTATTAATGTTTTAAATGAGGTAGAAAATGGCGGATAATAAGTTAGTATTTGAAACTGAAGTTAAAGGAGTTGAGCAGTCTATAAGTTCGATTAAGGATTTAAAGAATGCTATTAAGTCGGCTAAAGATGAACAAGTAAAAATGGCATCTTCTTTTGGCGAAGGCTCAAAGGAATATATTACAGCATCTAAAAATTTAGCTGAATTAAAAGATAAAATGGATGACCTTAATGATTCAACGCAATCATTAAAAGGTAGTGGTGTTGAGAGCTTATCATCTTCTTTTGGAATGTTAGGGGATGGATTAAAGAATTTAGATTTTGATAAAGTAAAGACTGGGTTTAAAGGAATAGGCTCTGCTATGAATGCAGTACCATTACTATTGTTAGTTACAGGAATAACAATGTTAATGGAGAAGTTTGATTTATTTGGTAAGATAACAGAACTTATAACTAAAGTAATTTATGCTTTTACTGATGCTATTGGATTAACTAATAAGGCAGATGAAGAGTTATCTAAAAATCTAATTGAAAACTCTCAAAAAGTACAAAAAAGAAAAGAAGATCAATACGATGCTGAAATAAAAAAAGCACAAGCATCTGGGCAAAATACTAAAGAACTAGAGATTGAAAAACTAAAGGTAACTGAAGATAGTATAGCTCAACAAGTTAAATCATTAGAAGATTTACAAACTAAAAAGGGAGTATTAAATGCTGAAGAGCAAAAACAATATGAAGAGTTACAGTCTAATTTATTAAAAGCTAGTGGAGAAAGACAAGCTAAAGAGATTGAAAATGAAAAGTTAAAACAACAACAATTAATTAATTTATCAAACTTAGAAGATAAGTTAAGAGTAGATGGTTTATCAGCTCGTGAAAAGGAAATTGATGCTATTAAAAAACAGCAACAAGCATTAACAGACGAGTTAAATAAAAACCATGAAGTTAGATTAGGTAGGGAAATGCAAGATACTATTCGTTATAACGAAGATGTAAAGAAAATAAATGAACTCACACAAAAGCAAATAAATGAAGTTAACTCTAAATATTATAAAGCTGATTTAGATGCTAGGAATACTAAACAAGCAGAAATATTAAGACTTCAAGCAGAAGAATCAGATGCGTGGTGGGCTGAAAGATTAGCTGAAGAAGCACAAATAACTAAAGAAGAAGAAGATGCTAAGAAAGCTGAACAAGATGAGTACGATAGATTAGCTAGGTTGGGTGCTGCTCAAGATGAGCAAATGAAACGATTTACGGACCAATCAAATGCAAGGGAAAAACGTAAAGAAGAAGAAGCTGCTAAGGAAAAAGAATTAAGAAGAAAAACTATTGAAGATGATTTAGCCTATACTAAACAAGGTTTACAGGTTACTCAACAAATTACAGATTTATTCTTTGCTTATAAACTTAATAAACATAAAGGTGATGCTAAGGCTGAACTTGAAATAAGAAAGAAACAATTTAATGTAAATAAGGCTTTTGGAATTACAACGGCAGTTATTGACGGTATTGGTGCAGTTCAAAAGGCATTAAACAATCCATACCCTTTAAATATTGTTTTGGCTGCAATTAGTGGTATTGCTGCTGCTGCTAACATTGCAAAAATAGCATCTACTAAATTTGACGGTGGCGGTGCTGCTAGTAGTGGCGGAGGTGGTGAAGCTCCTGCAACTGTTCCTATTCCAACTGCACCAACTATAAACACTCCACAAGCAAATACTAACAGCTCAACTACATTCGATGAAACAGGTAAAAAGATAGGCGGAGAAAGTAACTTAACCCCTACTATTAAAGTTAATGCAACCGTAGGAGTAAATGAAATAGCAGATAAATCAAACAGAGTTAACGTACTAGAATCACAATCTAAATTTTAAAATATACAATTATGGAATATCCAGTTTACTACCTAGAACTTGAACAAGGACAATTAAAATACGGATTACAAGATATCGCATTAGTAGATGATCCTGCAATTCAATCACTATTTGTTAAGTTCAAATATGAAGAGCAAAAGTTCAATTTTGCCATTCAAAACGATGAGCAAAGAATAATTACAGGTGCTGTTATGATACCTGATAAATTAATCTATCGTGAAGTAGATAATAAGCCATTCTATGTTACAGCGACTAAAGAAACAATCTTTGATGCTGCTCAAAAATGGGGCAAAGAAAATAGAAATAACAATATTAAACTATCTCACGATGCAACCGATACGACTCCCGATGTTTTTATGTTTGAGTCGTTTGTAACCGATGAAAATAGAGTATCAAGCGTTAAAGGTTTTGAAGATTTACCTTTAGGCACATGGTTTATCACTTGCAAAGTTATGTCGGACCAAGTATGGAATGATATTAAATCGGGTGTATTTAATGGATTTAGTTTAGAGGCTTTATTTAAAATGACTCCTGCTGCTATTTTAACCGATGATGAGATTGAAGCATTGCAACAAATAGTTAAATAAAAAGTTGTCACTCAGTTAATTAAAGTTATAATGATATTATGAAAGATACAAAAAACAATGAAATTAATAACGCACTCAAAGAAGCTGGGTTATTAGACAAGGTAAAAAGTATTTTTGCAAAATTCAATGCTATGCCATTACAAGCTGCTGAAAATCCAGCTATTGTAACTACTCCAACTGAAGTTGAACCTACTAAGTCAGACATTAAACTAGCTGATGGAACGGTAATTACAGTTGAGGGCGAAGTTAAAGAGGGTGCAAAAGTATCTATGGTTACTCCTGATGGAATTGCTGAAGTAGTTGATGGTGATTATACTGCTGAAGATAAAACTGTTTATTCAGTTGCAGGTGGTGTTATTACTAAAATCAGTCCAAGTGATACCGAAGTAGAACCTAAAGGCGAAGATATGCCTGCAATGATGAAAGCATTAAATGCTCGTTTAGATGCTATCGAATCTAAGTATAAAGTTGAAAATGCAGAGTTATCTGCTAAACTTTCAGCAACTACTAAAGATTTGAAAGTAGCTTTTGAGGCATTAAATGTAATTAGTTCTATGCCTAGCGCAGAACCTATTGAACAAACAATAGATATTATGTCAATCACTGATCCATTACAAAGACATAGAGCTATTAAAGCAGCAATGAAATAACAATGGCTAAAGAAGTAAAAGAAAACAAAGTAGAAGTTCTTAACCCATTTGATAACGGTGTTAATTACAAAATGTTCTTAGAGTCTTTAGGCTCAACTAAGTTAGAAGATTATTGTAAAGCAAATTTATCAGACGAGCAAAGTGCATTCTTAATTGAAGATTTAAAACATTATAAACAAAAATAAAAACTAAAAAACAATGGCAATATCGTATTCAACAGCGACTGAACCAAAAGCAGTCATAGAGAAAGTACTAGAAGAGGTACTATTCGCTAACAAAACAATTTCTGAGGGTTATGTAACTTTCAATGATAACATTAAAGCAGGTACTATTTTCACTGAAGAGAATATGTCTGTAACAGCACAATTATACACAGGTGCAGCGTTATCTTCTAGTGGTACTATCACTTTAACTGATAGAACTATCACTCCAACTAAATTAGAGTATAAACAAACTTTCTTACAAGAGTCTTTACGTTCATCTCGCTATAAGCGTTCAATGAAGCCGGGAGCTTGGAATATTGAAAGTTCTGAATTTGCATCTAATGTATTAGCTAAGTATGGTCCTAATGTATCTGAAGATGCTGAGTCTATTTTTTGGGGTGGTATCACTTCTGCAACAAAAACAGCTATCGCAGGTTTAACTCCCGGTGCTTCTCAAGGCTCAATGACTGCTGCAACTCAAACTGCTGTGGCTTCTTTAACTGCTGGTTTAGTAGACGGTGTATTTGCTAAAGTATTATATGATAACTCTGCTTTAGGTGGATATATCAAGGTAACAGGAACAACAGTTACTAGCTCAAATATCAGCGCTGAGTGTGCCAAAATTTTTGCTGCAATACCAGCTGAAAATTTAAACGATACAGTTAGCCCAACAGTTATCTACTGTCCTCGTGCATGGAAACAATTAGTATATTCTGCTAACAATGCAGTAGGTGCTGCTCAACAAATTAACTTCGTAATTGATGGTGCTGATTTCGCTAGCTCTCGTGTTTTCTTTCAAGGTGTAGAAATGTTATTCGTACCTGCTCCAAATAACTTAATGGCTTATGCTCAACGTAAAGCAGCAGTATCTTGGAATACTGACTTAGTTGATGATGTTAACCGTTTTGAAACTGGATTATTAGTTAACGATGGTGATACTCAATTTGTACGTGCTATTTATACTTTAGCTGCTAACGTAGGTCAAGCAACTAAAGGTGTATTATACGGCGGATAGTCAATAAATTATAGTGAGGGCTTTAACTAGTCCTCACTTAACTTTTAAAATAAAAAACAAATGGCTTGTTCATTAACTCAGGGGTTTACTCCTAAATCATGTAAAACAGTATCAGGAACTAAATCATTCTTGATAGCTGAATTTGCAGCAGTTACAGCAGTTACAAAAACTGCAGGTGTAGTAACTGCAATTACTAAAGCGAGTGGTAAGCACTTTTGGCGTTATGCTCAAAAGGCTGAAGTTGCTATGTGGAAACAAACATCTACTATTGATCCTAAGAATGGAGCTTATGCTTACGACTTAGAGGCTAGTTTAGACCAATCTACTTTAGACCAAGCTACGTTAACTGAAAATGAATTATTACTTAAAAATACAGTAATGATGATTGCAGAAGATAGCGATGGTACATTTTGGCTATTAGGCGAGAACTACGGAATGGATGCTGTAACAATGGGTACAGAGGGCGGTGTTGCAATGGGCGACTTTAGAGGTACTAAAATATCTTTTAAAGGTCGTAACTATGCTGCTGTTGCATCTGTTGATGCTTCTATCATTACTGCTTTATTATCTTAGTAATTAATTACATTTAAAGAGCCTAATCATTAATTTGGTTAGGCTTTTTTTATGTCACTTTTTAAATAAAAGTTATTATGTAGTATATGATTTTAATAAATAAAAATGCTACTAATACAGTCGTTTTAACTCTAGCAGAGCGAACTACTTTAACTAATGTAGTTTATTTATTTGAGTTCATAAAAGATGGTTCTACTGGTAATCCAAAATACTTTATAGCTCAGGATATATCAGTTAACAAATTACGTTTCAATGAATTTAATATAATTGAAAATACTACTGAAAATTTATTAATAGGTATAGTTAATTTAGATGTGGCAGATTATAAATACAATATTTACGAGCAAATAAGTACCACTAATTTAAATCCTAGTGGTTTAAATAAAGTAGAAGAGGGTAAGGTACAAGTTAAAACTAATGCCGTTTCATTAAGTGAGTTTAACGGTCAACAAAATACAATAGTTTCATTCAATGGCTAAAGCAAAATTTGAGATATTAGACAGTGCAAATAAACTAGCTATGTTAGCGTTTGATGCTGTTAAGACTCCTGATGTATCAATAGATGATATGTTAGGTTATGTGAAGTATGGTAAAAGAAATGATTTTCCACAGGAGTTAATCCGTTTCTATAATGACCATGCAGAGCATAGTGCAATAGTTCAAGCTAAAGCAAAGTACCTTTCAGGTATGGGATTGAAAGCTAAAAATCAAGAGCAAGAAATAGCTGCTAATAGTTTTTTAGATAGAGCTAATCGTTTTGAAAGTTGGAATGATTTAAACAAAAAGATAGCTTTAGATTGTGAGTTATTTAATGCTTGTTATTTACAAGTTATTCACGACTTACAAGGTAACCCTATCGAGTACTTACATTTACAATATGCGAATTGTCGTTTATCTGAATGTGGCACTAAGTTATATTATAGTGAAGATTGGAACGCTAAGAGTTGGAAGTTTAAATATAAATGCTATCCATTATTTACTAAAGGATTAACAGGCAGTTCATTTTTACGCTTTAAATATTACCAACCGGCTGCAAGTAAATTAAAAGCATTATATCCATTACCAACATACAAAGGTTGTTTAACTGAAATTAAATCTGATATTGATATTAGCACGTTTGATGCTAATTTAGTATTGAATGGATTTAGTGCAGGTACAATGGTTACTTTCTTTAATGGAGAACCAACGCCTGAAGAAAAACGAGCTATTAAAGAAAAGTTTGCAAGTATTCATGCTAATCCTGAAAATGCAGGTAGTATCGTTATTAACTATGCTAATAAAGGTGATGAAGCTGCTAAAATTGAAGCTATCAATGCTGATGATTTAAGTACTAAGTTTGAGGCTATACAAAAGCGTTATCAAGCTAAAATATTAATCGGGCACAATGTAACTAATCCCGAAATATTTGGAGTTAAAACTGAGGGTAGCTCATTAGGTAATCGTGTTAGTATTCGTGAAAGTTATGAGTTAATGCTTAATACTTATACTAAACCTAGACAAGAAGATTTATTATCATTCATTCAAAATGTTTGTTTTCAAAAGACTGGACAATGGATTGAATTTGAAATTGAGCAATTAGATCCTATTGGATTTGATTTAACAAATGATGCAGATTTAACACAAGATGAACGTAGAAAGTTAAAAGGATATGAGCCTTTAACAGCTCCTAAACTTGATGCTAATGGTGTAGAAATTAAAGAAAGTGAAGTAAATAATACTTTAACTAATTTAACAGGTCGTCAGTTTCAAGGCTTAATGCGTATCGTTACTAAATTTGATAACGGTAAACTAAGCAAAGAAAGTGCTATTGCTTTAATGGTTAGTGGCTTTGGATTGACTAAAGAAGATGCTTTAACTTTCTTAAATGAGAATGATCATGTAGAAGAGGTTGCTACTAAAATGGCTAATCAAAAAACTATTGATGATTGTTTAATTGCTTACTTTGAAAGTTTAGATACTGATTCTGATTTACATTTAGAATTGATTAATGAAGAGGAAGTACATTTACATAGTTCAAAAGATGCTGTTAAGTTTGAAATGGCAATGGAAGTTAAATTTGCTAATGAAATTAAACGTAGCTCATGGTTAGATAAATTGATTAGTGGTATTACAGGTATCATAGGAACTCCAACTCCTAACGAAGTAAAAGATATAGCTAAAGAAAATAATTCAGATATTAAGACTACTGAAATATTAACTAAATATCATTATGCTTTAAAATCAGATGCACCTCCATTAAAAGGTAAATCATCAAGACCATTTTGTACTAAGATGATGGCAATGTCTGATAGTGGTAGAGAGTTTACATTTGAGCAAATTGACAAAGCTAGAGTAGCAGGTTTATCAAATGGTTTTCCTGAATTAGATAATATTTGGGATTTCAGAGGTGGGTATTATAATAATCCAACTACTAATAGTATAGATCCTTTTTGTAGACATATTTGGAAAGCACGAACTTATAAAATAGTTAAATAATGGTAGACGTTTTATTTATATCACAACAATATCTTAGAGAGAAAAGTATTATTAATGATAATACTGATTGGGAATTATTACAGCCTACTATTATAGGAGTTCAAGATATTTACTTAGAGCAAATTTTAGGTACTATCTTTTATGAAGATTTAAAGAATAAAATTGATTCTAGTACTTTGTCAACTGATGAAACTAACTTAATCAAAAACTACATTCAGCCTATTTTATTGTGGTATGTTCAAATGGAAGCCATGCCTATTTTCAAATATCGTTTTGTTAATAAGGGTGTAATGGTTAAGCAATCTGAAAATTCTCAACCTATTTCAGAACAGGAACTAGATAAACAAATGGATAGATTTAGAATTAAAGCTGAAGTTTATGCTCAAAGATTAACACGTTACTTAATGTATAATTCAAATGTATTCCCTAAATATAAAGAGTATCAATTAGAAGGTAAGTTTCCAAATGCTAATAATTTTACTACTGGCATTGATTTAGGCGACTTTAGACCTATTAAATATACTAATGATAGCGGTGATATTTGTAGATAAAATATGAGCAAAAAAAACGAAAATAAGATTATTGATACATTAAAAAAGATTAAGCCAGAGGTATATGCTAACATTAAATCAGGAGATAGAGATTTTCAAGAACTTTTCATTAAATCACAAGCAGTTAGGAAAAGGGACGAGTCTAAGTAACTTCTTTTTTGGTAATGAATGGGATGTTGAAGCTAGTGAGAAAGCTCAGTATCCTTTGATGTGGGTAAGTTTATTACCTACCTCTGTTGATGCTGCAAATGGAACTATTATTAGAAAGTTTCAAGTTGACATATCAGATCTAGTTAGTTTAGATATTGCTAATCAAAATCATGTATTAAGTGACTGTGAGCAAATCTGTTTAGACTTAATTAATTATTTAGATTTCATTAATGGTAACAATCCCGATATCATTATGAATATTGGGAATACTTCTGAACTAACAGATTATGTAGAGAAGAGAGATAGTATGGTAACAGGTTGGTATTTTACAATCGAGTTAAGAAGCCATCAAGAAGGTACTAGTTGTTATTTACCTATTGAGAATGGTACTATACTAGATTCTAATTATATCTATGTAGGTGGTCAATATGCTAGTGAGTGTGGCTCTTTTACAGTTGAGATTAAAGACCAAAGCGGTAATGTGATACAAACATTCAATACAAGTGGTGAGTATGTAGTAACTGTATTAAGTGGTATTAGAGATACTTTAACAAGTAATGTAACAACAATAACAGACAATATTATATAATGGCAATAGTTGACGGTAGTTTACAATTAGGATATAAAGATAGTGCATGGTTTACTGCTAATGCTACGCTAGTATTATTAGCAGGTCAAGTAGTTTATTTGCAACAAACAGGAACTTATAAAGTAGGTGATGGCACAACTCAACTAAGTGCATTAACTTTTTTAGGTGCTAGTGGTGATATGCTTAAATCTGTTTATGATGTAGATAATACAGGTGTAGTAGATAATGCTGAGGCTATTAAAATTGTAGGCAGAAACTCAACAGGTGCAACTTTAAGAAAAGGAACTATTATTTATATTAATGGCTCAACAGGTAATAGACCAAACTTTGTAAAAGCACAAGCAAATAGTGAGGCCACAAGTGCAGGTACTTTTGGAGTTATTGATTCTGATTTACCAAATAATTCAGATGGATATGCTTTATGCTTAGGTTATTTAGATAATTTAGATACTAGAACAACTGCAACTTATCCATTTACTTCAGATACTTTAGTAGATGGGGATACTATTTATTTAAGTCCAACAACAGCTGGTTATATTACAAATGTAAAGCCATCTGCACCTAATCATTTAGTTTATTTAGGTAAGGTTACTCGTACAAGTCCAACAAATGGAACGATTGTTTATCGTATTCAAAATGGCTACGAACTTGAAGAGATACATAATATGCAAGATGTTTCTTATTCTAGTCCTATTGATGCTGATAGTTTACTAATTAAAGATAGCACTAACTCACTTTGGAAGAGATTAACCTTTGCTAATTTAAAAACTTATTTAACAGGGTTATACGTTGGATTAACAGGTAATCAAACGGTTGCAGGTCAAAAGACTTTTAGTGATAATTTGACTTATGATAATGGAACGGTAAATACTAAACTATTGCCAGTTCCAACTATACCTACTTACATGGGTATGTTTATGAATACCGCAACTCCTAATAGCACTAATGCAACAATATATAAAGATGCTTCAGGTAATACTTTTGTAAATGGTACAAGTGTTTATACAGCATCAAATGCAGTAAATTACACTAGAACAGTATCATCATTATTTCAAATATTAACAGGTATTAATTTACAGTTAGTTGATGGTACAGCTAGTAGAGTTCTTTATTTAGATGCCTCAAAGAATGTTAAGAGTTCAACTGTAACTGATACAACTTTAGGTTATTTAGATGCAACAAGTTCTATTCAAACACAATTAAATGGTAAATTAAGTACAACAATTACTTCAGTTGCTAAAGGTGATACCGTTGAGTATAATGGTTCAGCATGGGTTAATGTAGGTATTCAATATACAGTTGAATTAATAGACGCTTTAACTATTGATATTTACGCTCCTTATGGAATGAAGATTAATTCAGTTACTAATATTTTAAACTCTCCAACTACAACTATTTTAGTAGGAGGTTCGGCATATACATTAGGTAATACAATTACAACAGGTCAAAAAATAACAGTAACCGTTTCAGTTGCTGCGGTAGTAACATTAAACATTAATAAAGTATAATGGCTAATAACTTATATATTAAAGCTAAGGCTAGTACTGTATCAACTACTATTGGTGCTAATTTAATACAAACAGGTCAAACAACTTCTTATAGAACTGGTGATGATATTACTAGAGGTCGTTTAACTTCTTTTTTAGTACTTGCATCTAATAACCCATGGGGTAATACTAACCGATTTACCGACACATTAGGCACACAAACTTATGCTAATGGTATTGTAATTGATTGGAGTACTTATGATAGCTCTAAAGTATTATTATATTATATTGGTGATAGTGCAACTTTTAGAACGTGGAATGTATCAATAGATTTAAAATTATCAACTACAATAGGAGGTTTAACAGGTTGGTATTTATGGAATATTAGAGAGGTTATTAATGTTTGTGATTTTTCTAAAAAACCGTATAGAATGAATTATGCACCATTTAATTTTGGTAGTGGCTCAAGATATTTTCATATATCAACTGATTACGATGGTACAAATGCTTTTGTAAGTGATTTAGGAGGTACAGTATTAATAACAGCTGCAAAAACAAATGCTTATTATGGTGTTTATTGCAGATATGCAACAGTAACAGGAACAACTTTAACTTAAAAAAAATGGCAACATATAAATTCCCTCAATTCAACGTAGAGATAGTAAATCCAACGGTTACTATTATAACAGTTAATGACTCTATTCAATTAAATACTTGTAATGTAGAAGTATTACTATCTACTCAATCTGCTAATTTTGGCATATCTTTTAATGGTTTCACTTATGTAACTGATTGGAATGATACTGATATTGCTTTATGGGTTAATGAACAATTAATTAAACATGAGGTATAGTATTATATTAATTCTTATATCATTTAGTTTATCAGCTCAAAGAATGGCTAATGAAACTAAACATGTATATGCTGGAATGATTATAACTATTGCAACAAGTGAAATACTACAACAATACAATGTAAAGCCTTATAAAGCTATTTTATTTGGTTTTGGAATGGGTATTCTAGCAGGTGCAAGTAAGGAGTTAATTTATGATAAGTTAATGAAACTTGGTAACTGTGATAAGTTTGACTTCTTTAATACATCGTGGGGTTCTTTATGTGGAGTTGCTATTTGTATTCCTTTAAGTGAAATAAGAAAATTGAGATTAGAAAAAAAATTTAAAAATTAATAAGTCCTATGGTAAAGTTTGAGTCTATAACTTTTAATACTAAAGATGTTATAATGATTGTTGGAACTGTAATATCAGCATTTACATTTTATGATAAAATAGATAGTAGATTTAATGAGTTTGAGTTAAAAATTCAAAAGATTGATAGTAGAACTGATATTAATGAGATTAAATTTAATGCTAAAATAGATGCCATGAAGCATACTAGTAATGGTAGCAAAGTACAAGATAATATTTATTTTGTAGCTTGTTTTAATGATAGAAGATTAAGATATGATAACAGAAAGAAGATACAACTATTTATTTAACGACATGGAATTATATTTAAAAAGAGAAGTATTTACCGATACCTCAACAATCGGAAGTTTATCAATAAATGGACAGTTTGAATGTTATATTCTAGAAGATGCTGATAGAGGATTAACAAATGAAATGCCATTAGCTGAAATAGTAGTTCATAAAGTTTACGGTAAAACTGCTATTCCTTATGGTCGTTATGAAGTTGACTGGACGTTAAGCCAAAGATTTAAAATAAATATGCCTATCTTACTTAATGTAAAAGGTTATGATGGCATCAGAATACACAAAGGTAATACTGAAGTAGATAGTTTAGGTTGCTTATTATGTGGTCGTAAACGTGCTAATAATATGATAAGTGAGAGTACATTTGCAACTAATCAACTTTATACTAAAATCCAAACTGCAAAAAGTAGAGGTCAAAGAATATTTATAACAATAGCAAAATGAGAGATATAATTGATAGTTTTAAAATGGGTGATAAGGGATTTTCAAGTAGAAAATTAACAGCCTTTATCATCGTAGCTTGTATAGTTGCTGCTCATGTTAAATGGATTGCTATGGGTGATTTCAGCCAATTAGAAACAGTATTTTTAATTGACTACGGATTTATAGCAGCTTTATTTGGAATGACTACTTATAGCAACTTATCTAATAATAAAGACAGTTCCAATAACTCCTAATCCTAAACCAAGTATAGAGCCTTGTTTTAAGCCTTTAAAATAGCCTTTACGCTTTACAATAGGTAAACTATCAGCTAACTGTTTAATGCGTTTATTTTTAAGTTCTATGATAGTTAAATCATTACCTACAATAGTAGCATAGTTACCTAGTTCTATATCTTGTTTTAGAATAATAGCATCATTAACGCTATCAATTTTAGCGTGATTAGTATGTAGGATAATTAAATCTTTTTTACATAAAGTATCTGCAATTAATAGACTATCATATACAGTCTTATATCTTACTATCACTTTTGGTTTTAAGTTGCTTAAACTGTCTATTTTTAGCCTTAAATCTTTATTATTAGCTAGTAGCATCTTATTGTACATTGTCTTAAGCTCGATTATTTCCTTAGTAGTATCTATTGGCTTAACTGTAATCACTTTATGATTGCAAGTTTTTAAAAATAACCACGCTAATATAATTAGAATGGCTATTATTATGTAGTGGCTGTATTGTTTTATTTTCATATTAGTCTTGTTTGTTTAGTTTAATGATTTGAATTAATGGATATACCATAGCCAAAGCACCTAACCAAAGTAATATAAATGCAAATCTTTTAGATTCATCCCATTGTTTAGGATTCCATTGCCAAGTTGTAAAAGCAAAACAAAAGTATACTATTGCTGTTGCTGTTAGGTAAGGTGTTAGTTTTTTCATATTAGTCTTGTTTGTTTAGTGATTTGATAAATACTTTTAAAGTTCTGCCATCATCTTGGTAAGATAGTTCTACTTTACAATTATGTTTAGTATAAGCCCTACCATTTTCATCAATAACTTCAAACCTTGTTACTTTTAAATCGTGAGCCATATCTTCTTGGCATTGAGTGTAGCCTTTGATATAACCATTTTTTCTATCTCCTTCTAAGTCATAAGGATTACTCCCTCTTATACTGCCTATTTCAGTTCCATATTGACTTTCAGCTAACTGTTCTATTTCTACTTTAGTTTTCATCATTCAAATAGTTTAAGTAGTTTTTACGTTGTTCATATAGCTTTTCTAACTGAACATTATTAATTAATATTTCATTATTTTTGACTTCAATTTGCTTTTCTAATCGGTCAATTTTAAACTCACATTCAAGGAGTAAATCTCTAGTTGTTTTTTCCATAACTATTTTATTTGTAAATTTTGATTAATTACTAACTCAGCTCCTACAACTGTATCACCATTCTTAATTACTTCTTTAATCTTAACCTTGTCGGCAGTTTCAGTTACTTTGATAGTTTTAAACTCATTAGGTAGGCTATTAACATCGTAAACTATTACTGATTCTGATTTTCTAAAGTTAATTTTAATTAATGGAGTTTTAATCTCATTTACTTCAAATAAGTGCATCGCAGTAGTTAAAGTAGTTTTTAATCTTTCAACTGTATTTTCTCTTACTTTCTTAGCTTGTTGAAGTCTTTTAATCTCATTATCAATTATATCACATTCAGCATCTATTTGCTTAATAATATAGGCATAATTTTCTGATTTGCTTTGTAATTGGTCTTTATTGATTTGTAGCGACAACTCCAATTCACTTGTAATTTCACCTTGATTGTCAATTAATTGATTAACTATTTCCTGATACTCTTGTTGAATTTTAAATATTGATTTCATTTTCAATTTCTTTTAAAGTTTGTAAATCTGTTTTAATTGTTTTTAAAGTACCAATAGCATAGCCTTGACAAAAAGCATTAGGTTCTAAACTATCAACAGTCTTAATACTTTTATCAATATAATCTATTATAACTTGTATTTTATCTTCCATTATTTCAAAGTGTTTTTAAGTTTATCCTTTAATTCAATTACTTCCTGAAACGACTGCTCAACTTTACTCAAAGATAGATATTTATTCTTTAAATCTTCTAAACTTGTTGAGGTGATTATTTTAGACTTTGCTAGTTCTACTTGCTCAGTTAGATTTGGTTTAGGCACATTTGTACTTTGAGCATCATCATCATCAATTTCTAAAGCTAATAAACTAGCTAATGTATATCTACGAAAATATGTAATGGCACTACCTAATTGTTGAGGATTCAAATTACTAGGTAAATTGATAACCGTTTCAATCTTTTCGCCAGTTTCACAATCAATAATAGTCGTTCCTACTCCTTGTAAACTGATAGGCTGTACCAATACTAAACCACATTCAGTTAGTAATGGCTTAACCTCTGATAGTATTTGAGTTAAACTAGCGTAAGTATTTTTAAAGTGTGGATTTTTACTATCCTTTTTTACTATTCCTACTTTCTTTTGAAAGTCTAATAATTTACTGTTTAATGTCTTTTCCATTTTTATACTATTTTAAATTCATTTTCATTAACTACTTCGATAGCATCAACTACCTCTTTACATAACTTTCTTTTACTTTCTGTATTCAAAATTTGAAAGTAATAATCATCAATGTGGTATTCAGCTTCTCTATCTGTCATTGGGTTACTTGCTGGATAGTGAGTTACTCCTAAAGTCCAAGTTACTTTAATAGACCATCCACTTGGTATCTCAGTTACAGTCCATTGTAAATCTTTTCGAGGGTCAATATAATCACCATACTCGATTGTTTCTTGAACTCCTAATATAAAGAATTCAATTTGCTCTTTTGTTAATTTGCTTATGTCTTTCATGTTAAATAAAAAACCCACTCCATTCATAGCCCTACCACAGGCATCAGAATAAAATGGGCATTTAGTTAATGTTTTCATTGGTGGTAGTATTTTTTGTAAAATTAATAATTATTTTTAAAACGGGCAAATATTTTTTTCTTTTTTTTCTTTAATAGTTTTCCAATCTCTTTGTAACTTTTCTTTAACTGATAAACGGATAAAATTATTAACGTTAACTCCGTAAGATTCTAAAGTTTTAAAGGCTTTTTGTTGGGTTTCTGTGAATCCTATAACCTTTTTATATTTAAGTAGTTGCATTGTTATTGATATAGTTTTGTTGGTTTTAGCGAGTAGTTAGCTTCAAGTGGCTGGATGAAGATTTGGATTAATATATGTTTTAATCCATTCATTATATATTTCCTCAGTTGTATAATTTTGCATTGTTCCGCATAACTGCCAATATATGTCACCATTTTCACCGTCTACCATTTCAAAATCTGCCTTTAAAAACTCGGCAAATGCAATACTTTCTGTTTTAAACATATTATTCATTTTTAAATTTATATTTTAATTTACGCCACCTAAAGCTAACAAAGTATATAAGTAAGTGGCTTTTAACTAGTTTACCCCTATCGGCATTTACTTTCTCATAGTCCGTAGTACTCCGTCTATAAGCAATAAGAAGTAAGCCACCTACTCATATACTCAACCGTTAGGTGCAATACTAATCATCGTAGTAATTAGAAGGCTCTCGTTCCTTAATAAAATTCTTGCACCATTTTACTATATGATTATTGTACAATTCAGAAAGTTCAGCTATATCTTCGCCCCAATATTCGTCATCAGTAAAATATAATCTACCTTCCCAAACACCACGCCAACAAAATGACCCTTCTAATTTTTTCAAGCATTTGTCCTCTTCAAATATTTCTCGTTCATCGGGTTCGTTTTCCTTATCAATATAACTTGTTCCTTCTTTACCTGTTGGGAAATGAGTCCAATCTTGAACGGGATAAACTTCAAATTCTAACCTATGCACATCTGTTTTGAAATGAATCATATAGTCCATCATTCTAACCCGTACTGCACCTAACACGGGTTTGGCAAAAAAGCTATTTTGTTCTTCGTTTGAAGTTTGTTTTTTCATATTATATTTTATCTGTTAATTAAAATTCGTGTTCCAAATCCGCCACTAAACAAAGCTGCGGTACGTTATAAGCAAACGGTAGCTACTTTGAAACATTTTTTAGTTCACTTTTCAAAACCTTAATTAACTTACTAATATTATATCGTTCAATTTGTATTAAATTAGTTTCTGTTTTTTCTACCATTGCAATAATAATTACATCTTTTTCTCTTGTATCAATTTCTAATCTACCATAAAACATTTGAGGTATTTTAATGTGTTCACTATAATTATTGATATACTTTTTTATTTTCTCATATTTCACTTCGCAAGATTGGTATAAATTAAAAAAGTTATATATAGCAGAGTGAGCATAGCCTAATTGCTTAGCCATTTTTATACCTGATATTCCCTTTTTTTTCATTGATTTAAAAAGTTCATCAACTTCTTTTTTATCTAAATTATTTTTTTTCTTCATTTTTTATCTTTTTAGAACGGAAGTCCGCTATCATCACTAATATTTGAAATTTTAACATTTGGCTCAGTAGTATTTGGCTTAACAAATGGCTCTTGAAATGATGCACTGAAATACTTTATACCTTTAGCAGATTCTTTGAACCATAATGATACTTCCATTTCCTTATCATTTACTTTAACTGTTCCACGATAATCGGGTTGAGTATCTTTAGTTTTGTTATTCTTAAAGATTGCTCCTGAATTGTTTTTTGTTTCCATGTTTATTTATTTTTAATTGTTAATATTTTTTATTATGTAGTCTTTTTTTACGAGCTGCTAATAATATTAGCCTATGTGTATCATTTAACTTTTTTCTAAAATCACTAGCATTAGTTCCTATTGCTGCAATGGCATCATCAGTTCTTAAGCCACATTCAATATGATACGCTACTAATTCTACTTGCTTATCTAATTCTGCTTTAAATGGGCTAATATGTATCTTTTTAGCATTACATTCTTTATCTATCCATTCAGAAGTAGAGTGTATAAAGTTAGTAAATTTATTACTATTTGAGCCACAATTAATAGAATTAATTAGTTCATATTCTATTTGCTGGATTTCGTTTAGTTTATCGTTATTCCAATTCATAATAATATTACTAAACCGATGATAAAACCTAATAAAACTAAACTACCTTTTAAGATAACTTCTTTAACAGTATCGTTTGACTGTTTGTAAATTACAGCTAAAATATAAATAATAGCTAGTAAAAAAATTGATGGTATTAAATAATTCATTTTGTTTGTTTTAAGATATAGTTAATTAACATTTTATTTGTAGTTGTTTTTTTACTTTTAGCAACTGTTTTAAATTTATTCATTAGTGCTTTTTTATCTATTCCTACTGGAAGCCTTATTGTGATATGTGTCATGTTATCTAATTTTAAAAATTGGAGCCATTGAATAAGTACCTAATAATAAAGCGTATTCTTCGCCATTAAATGATTTTACTTTTTTTCTTACTATTTTACCTTCAACTGAAGCAATAATAAAATTACCTTTTCTTTCTAATACAGTAGCAGTCCATTTACAGTTAGAATCACAAGCTGAAGTTGCAGTTAAAATTGAGTTTTTTTCGATTGTTTTCATGGTAGTATTTTTAAATTGGTTATTAATATGATACAAATGTATATACAATTTCTTTAATAAAAAAATATATTTTAATAAAAATGTAATATTTTTTATAACTGATTGATTATCAATACAATTATTTTAATTTAATATTTATAATTAATGTAAATTTGTGTAAATTTAGGCATGGAATTAGACGAAATAAATAGATTAATTAAAGCAGAATATGATACTATGAGAGATTTTGCCATTGCTAAAAATATTAGTTACAACGGTTCAATATTCAATTCTGAATGGATTATAAATATTGATGGAATTGATAAGTATAAACAAGTAGAAATAGGTATAATAGCTAGAATAAATGATAAATTAGCTCGTATTAATAAGGTAGGATTAAATGGATTTAATGAAGATAATTTAAGCGATTTAATTGGTTATTTAATGTTGCTTAAAATACATAAAAATTTAAAATAATGGCAGATATAAGTAAATGCTTAGGAACTGATTGCATACTAAAAGAAAAGTGTTTTAGGTATAAAGCTCCTGAAAGTTATTTTCAATCTTATTTTGTAGACGTGCCAATTATTAATGGAGTTTGTGAATATTTTATGAAACTATTTAAAAAATAATAATTACTCAGCAAATAAAGGAGTGTAAATTTCTATAAAATTCTTTTCAAAGGTTTCAAATTTATTAGTGGCAAATACAAAAGATCCATCTGATAAATATACCTTTGTGCATTCATGAGGTAAATCTTCACTATCAAATAACACATAACTTCTAAATGAAGTAATAGTTACTTCAGCAGTTTCAATAGCTAGATAGAACGTACCAAACTCACCAAAAGCTATAAATCTTACTTCGCCATCTTCAATAGTTTGTTTATCGTGATAGTCGTATATTCTAAACTTAAATAGTGCCATATTAATATATTTTACCTTTAACTATTTTTAAATTCTCTAAATGATATTCGCCAGTCTTAATATTTAATTCACAATATGCAAATCCTAAATTGTGTTTATTAATTGGCATATACAAAGGATTTAAGTCACATAAGCAACCTACTGAATTAACAGCAATAACATCACCATTCATAGTAGTTTCAGTATTTGATGAGGTCTTATGATAATGCCCTACAATTACATTTGATAATGTTTTTAAGAAAGTACCTCTAGCTGGATTAACTCCACCTGCTCCGCCTCCTGCAAGTTCATGTCCATGTAAAGCAGTTAATTTACCTATCTTAATAGGTCGCTTATCTTTTACTGTTTCAATCTTTAATTCTCCTAATCTTAATAATACTTCCAACTGAAAATCATTAACATCAAATATTTCAGGTGCTTTAGAATATAAAAACTTTTCCCATCGTTCATCGTGATTGCCATGTTTAAATACTATTTTAACCTTTTGAAAATGTAGACGAATAGACTTTAAAAACACTCTAACGGCATCAAACTCTTCAGCAATACTTCTAGCTCTAAAATCACGTTCATGCCTTGATATATTAGCAAAATCAATTAAATCACCGTTAATTAATATACAGTCAATCTTCTTAGATTTACCATAATCTAAAGCTAAGGTAATAGCTTCGTTATTTTGATAAGGAAAATGTAAATCGGATATAATTAATATTCTACTTTGTTTAATTTCAAATGGACTATAATCATTTGAATAACTTTCAGGTAATAGATAATCATTTGATTTCTTAGGAGTAGTAAATAAATTTTTATTAGTGGAACTATTCCTATTTTTAGTTCCTGTATTACCAGTAATATATCTTATTTGACTTCTAATTGTTTCTACATCAATAAAAGAGGTAGGATTTTCTTTATAGATTTTTCTTGATAACGCTGCATTTGGCGTATTTGGAAACTTTTTTAAATACTCTCTAATTATAGTATTCTTAATGGTAGGTTTGCCCATAAGTTATTATTTTCACAAATATAATTAATATATTTGTAAATATGCAAAAAATTAATATAAAACCACTTTCAGTTAATGAAGCATGGCAAGGTAGAAGATTTAAAACTCCTAAATATAAAAAATATGAAAATGATTTATTAATTTTATTACCAAAATTAAATATAATACAACCACCATATAGATTAAATATAATTGTAGGATTTAGTAATAAAGCAAGTGATTTAGATAATATTTTAAAACCTTTTTTGGATTTATTACAAAAAAAGTATGGTATAAATGATAAACATATTAAAATTTTACATATTGAAAAACAAATAGTTACAAAAAATAATGAATTTATTTCATTTGAAATTGTAAAAGTTTAAAAAATAGTTACTATATTTGTAAACAGATTACAAAGTGTAATTTATTGGATGTTGCAGGCCAATCAAAA